GGATCAGTAGCACCAGCCGACATCACTGGATCCACAGCTACAGGTCAATCGCTGATTACGGCAGCTAGCGCAGCGGCAGGACGCACAGCTATTGATGCCAAAAATGGAACTGATATTGGATATTACTACGGATATATCTCATCGTCGGATATAACCTATACTAATTCAGGAACCGAAGAATTAATTGCTGCTGGAGTATTATCTTCCGTTGATAGTCTGAACTTCTCGCAAAATACAGCAGGTTTTCTGGATATTGCTTTTTCAAGCTCTGGCGTTACAAACAAAAAATTCTATGTCTCAATTTGTGCAACGGTGGCAAACGCTGGAGCTGGTAATGAGATTGCGATCAGGATTGGTAAAAACGGCATAGCAATTTTAAGCAGCGAAATAACAATGCTCTATCAACACGCATCAGGTGAGCATGCTCAAATTAATGCACAGGCTATCGTGACTCTTAGCCATGGAGATAGAGTGACATTCCACGCTGAAGATTTAGACGCAAGCCCGGCTGATATGACTTACGAAAAAGCGGTAATTGTAATTAAGCCGATCGATTAAAATCGGCTTGCAAGTTGCAACTAATTAGCCATATTCACAGCAAGAAAAACAATAAGCCAACAACACTATGTATCAATCTAGAGCAAACGTAAAAGAACTCATCGAAAACAGTGCAATCGACGTAATTCCAATTAACGTCAGTGCTGCTGACTACGTGTCACAAACACCAGCCAGAGCTATTATGGTCGGGACATCTGGAGCATTAGACATCACCACTCTCAGCGGCAATCGTCGAGTAATCCCAGCAGTTCCTGTCGGTATTCACAGTATCGGAGTGAACACAGTTCATACCGCTGGAACAACTGCTCAAAACATCACTCTTTTGATCTAATATGCTCGGTATCGGATTACAGCTTGATCGAACCTCGTATACAGGAGGCATCGGAATTGAAACGCTTGACCCAGATAGTGAAGCATGGCTTTCTTCGCAAGGTATAAGCGACCCATTAATACGCAAGCGATACTCCGACTTTTACAGCATGTGCAAACTATTAACTCCAACGATCTGGAGTAGATTAATGATGGTAAGCCTAAGGTCAAACGAGGCACCTCGCAAAACATGGGGAGGAGGAAAAGCAACTCTTCCTTCACAACTCAGAAACGACTTTGTTACAAATGGCACTGTTAGTTATACGACAGAAGGCGCAGTCATATCCTATGCAGCCAGTTATGCTAACAGAGTAAACACTCCGACTGGCTTTACCTACAATACGCACAGGTCGGAGCCAATGTTCATCGGGATGGTTTACAAAAACCAACCAAGCAGTGGAGTGTTCACCAACTCCACTAGTTTAATACGATGGAATATTGGAACAACAAGCGGTTTTCTATCAAACTATGCTGGTGGCGACACCATCACACCGACTTGGCAAACTGGCTTTGGTATTGTTGGAGCGGAAGGTGGTCAATACGTAACTGCTAACGCAACAGCTAACAATTCCAAGGATGCGCCTCAGTTTATCGGTGTTGATTTCCAAACTGGAAGACTTAGTGTTGGAATGCTTTCCAATGAACGCTATTCGGTCGCCACACATGCCACCATTGCTCCAAGCACAAATGGAGTTAATACTGGCTTGTGGTTTTTTCCAGCAATTAACACAAGCACGACTACTACTGGAACATTACAGTATCTAGTTTTCATAAGTGGTGGCATCTCTGATATTTCTGCGTATGAACGTAGAATTTTTTGGCATATATTTAGGTCCACTCTTTTAAGTAATGTAGCACCAGCAGCGCATTTTGCCATGCATGGACAATCTCTTTCCACTGGATCACTTGCTACCAGACTTCAAATTCGATTAAATACTACTAGAACTGTAACCTATAGCGTATCTAGTTATGGCGGGACATATATAAGCGCATGGCTTGGAGCTGACCCAAATTCACCTGTTCGTGCAAGTCAATACACTGGAGGATTCTACAACGGATCTGGAGGTGGCGTAGCAGAAAGCTCTTGGGTAACCGGAGTCAGTGATAAAACTCAGAACTGGATTGTGTGGCTACAGGGCGAAAGTGACACCGAGCTAAGATCTACTGCCATGGTTTACCAGCAACAACTGCAAAACCTATTTAATTTTCTAAAAGCAGATTTTGGTAGCAATTTCAAAATGGCAGTAAACCTATTGGACTATGCCATATCATACAGAACTGGAACAGCACAAGGAAACTTTACCTTGTCAGGTTTCACTGGCTCTGGCACATCGGCTAACGGAACTTGGACGATTGCTGCAATTTCTGCCGTTCTAGCAAATGGGGTGACCACAAACTCACTGGTGTCAAACGCAAATGCAAACTACTCTTGGACAAAAGCAGGAGGTGGAACAATCTCCAAAAATGGTTCTGGTCTTTGGGAAATCGCTGTAAGCGGAACTGTATTTGCTACAAGCAACGAAACACACACTCACCCAGAGCTTTGCACTTGGGCTTTGAATAACGGAGCTACTGGAACACCTGCGTTTAGCGAGTCGCGAACAGGCAACATCGAAAGAGTTCGCAAAGCACAAGCAGACTTTGTCGCAGCGAATGCCGCTCGTTGCCTTTCCTTCGATAGTAGGGGAGTGGCACGACCAGCGGATGCCACTGGTTCTGGAGATGGAGTCCACCCAAATTCCGCAGGAGAACAAGAACTGTCCTTACGCGCACACACCGCTATGCTGACTTAATATAAACAATTTAACCAATGGAAAATGAACCAGATGCTTGATTTAGAACACGCGAAAATGTTGAGCTACTCGCTAGCTGCTATCATGTCTCAGTTTGGCATTACCTCACTCGGTCAAATTGCCCCAGAAGGTCTTGATAAGTGGATAGAACGTGGAGGCACAGCACTGTGTATCTATTTCTTATATCGAGCAGTCTGCGCTTTGCGTGAGGAGCGCAATGAGCGTCAGAAGCGTCTTGATGCCATGCATGATCGTGAGGTTGAAATCTCAGCCATGTCAGCGCAATCACGAGAAAAACTATCCACCGCACTCGACAAGCTTACAGAAGCCGTGAACAAGAAATGAGCTGGTTCAGGAAATTGCATCCGACAAAGGAAGGAAATCGCAAGATGCGGTTTCTCACCACTTGCATTGAAAGCCTACCACTATACGGAAAAAACAAAAATCATCCACCGTGCGTGATGCGTTGCAAGCAGAACATCATTCGTGCTTGGATCGCCGATGGTCGATTGTATTGGAACCCTGACTACGCTTGGAACGGATGCAGCCCAAAGTATTACATCGGATTCCCTCCGGTGGGTAAGTGGGTCGGCACTCCTGACTTCAAGAAGACCATGAAGCCATCCCTCGGTCACGACATTCTTTTTCAGTTCTCAACGCTTCTGCGCATATCTTTTGACGAGGCTAACAAGCAATTCCTCCTGTGGATGGAGGACGAGGAGTTTTCTCTTGCCGAGCAATACTATGATGCGGTCGATGGATTCGGTCGCAATTACTGGGGAAAAGATCTCGCAGGACTAACCGTAACATACACATGAACTATGATTGGATCAATAAAGTCGGCACTCTGCCACGCATGGTGTCTCTTGGAGTCTCTCTTATTGGAACTCGCGAGGTCGTCGGCAAGGGAAGCAATCGAACGATTCTTGAGTGGCGAGATGAGCTGAATCAAAACGGAGTCAAGATCAGTGGATACTCTGACGACGACATCGCTTGGTGCGGCTTGTTCGTCGCCTACTTGGCATACAATCGTTGCAATTTTGCGCATGAGGTTGTCACCGATCCTCTGTGGGCAAGGAACTGGGCTAGCTATGGAATTAAATCGCCTAAAGCATCACTCGGTGATGTCTTGGTCTTTTCGCGTAACGGTGGTGGTCATGTAGGTCTATACATCGCAGAAGATGGTCAAGCCTACCACGTCCTCGGCGGAAACCAAGGCAACTCGGTTTCAATCGCTAGGATCGAAAAGGCGCGATGCATTGCCGTGCGCCGACCAATTTATCGCAATACACCGGAAAGCGTTAAGCAGTATGTTGTTGCAACGTCCGGGACTCTATCCACAAACGAAGCGTAAGCATTTTTTTGTTGACATGCAGTCCATCCATCGCTAGTAAGGTCGCGCATTATGAATATCACACCTAACCAAAAACTGGTCCTAGCAGCATTGGAAATCAATCTGTCAGAAGCCAAGACACCGCAGATGCGAAAGCATGTGCAGGAGCAAATCGACTCGTTCAAAGCGCACTGCGCTCCAAAACCCAAACCAACTCGCCCAGCTTGGGTTGACAAATTCTGATGAAAGACAAACCACGAGCTGAAAATCGCCGATACTGCCATCAGAAGTATGGTAAATGCGGCAAGAATGACAGAGGCGTTGCAGTTGAGTTTCAGCATATGGATCTCAACGGATTCAATCGCGCACTTGATAATTACCTACAGGACAATGATCCTGAATACAGCAAACGAAAAGCCTATTGGGGAAAGCACAGAAAATGAGAAACGTCAATCTACCAAAAGCCAGAGTCTACATCCGCAAAGATGCGTTTGGAGGATCGCCGGATGAGTTTGAGCCAGCATGGCTTGTGAGCGTTCGCGCCATCCGAAATCGTCCATTGGTATTCCAAGTCTGGGTCGATGCCTACGCTGCTTGCTACGACAAGATCCCGCCACACTGCCTTTACTGGTATGAGCCGGAGTCAAGATACACTCCTCTTCCATTGCACAAGGTGCAGATGTGGGAGTGCCTATCTGGTAGCATTGAGCTATGGCAAAAGAGTCAGCTCGCCGATGTTCCTGTATTGGTGAACATGGGCAAAGGATGCCCTCCGATGACTGGTCATTACTGGTTCACTCTCGACTACCTGCCAGAGGGAGGTCTCGACATCGGTGACGTTGAGCTACTCGAGGAGCATAAGGAGTCAAACGTGATCAAATTCTCCAATGGTCAAATTGGAATCTATCCGAACAACCGGATCAAGTGGCTACCGTTGAGTCTCACCCCAGCCGAAGCTGCGTCAAAAATACCGGACTGGAGCGTTGCAACCAACGAGCAATGGGACGAATGGTGGCTTGACAGTGACGAGGTTCTGGGCGACAGTAAATGGAGTTACTAATTGCCTATGAAAGATCCGAGATTAGCACAAGCTGGAGTCAGTGGATACAACGATCCAAAGAGAACACCGAACCATCCGACGAAGTCGCACGTTGTTGTGGCTAAGTCCGGCGACAAGGTTAAGACCATACGATTTGGTCAGCAAGGTGTCTCTGGCTCACCTGAGCGCAAAGGCGAAGCAGCGGCTGCTAGGATTCGTAGAAAATCATTTCAGGCACGGCATGCAAAGAATATTGCAAAAGGCAAAATGAGCGCAGCTTATTGGGCTAACAAGGAGAAATGGTAAAAATCAATGGGTCGGAGTGAGTCAACCGCAAGGAACTCAAGGGTTAGGTATTCCCCTGCATGCTCCGACCCACCTAAGACAATATGCAAGACGATATTGCAATACAATTGACCGACGAAGAAGCTGACGAAGTCATACGTTCAGCATGCATCCATGACGAAGGAGCGTGGATGGAGCAATTCGGCAAAATCTTGCACAAGAGCGGCAAGATCGAAACGCCTGAGCTAAATTACCTGCAAGAGCAGGTGATCTCTGCAATCATATGGTGTCGAGAAAATCGATACCCATGTCGGATCGTCATCCTAAAGCCACGTCAGAAGGGGGCATCAACCGTGACCACTGCATGCCTATATCACATGTTGCAACGTAGACAGGCTAACGGCTTGATCATCGGTGGCGAGTTCAGCCAGACCGATAACCTGTGGAAAATCACCCGCAGGTATGCAGACTATGACAAGATGAACTGGGGTCATGAGAAGTCTCGCATCACTAACGAGCGTGGATACTTTGCCAATGGATCCTCTCTCGAAAAGGAGACCGCACAAGACTCAGAAGCTGGTCGATCCGGAACGTATCACTTCATTCTTGCAACCGAGATCGGTCGATGGAAAGACACTCCGGCGCGAAACAGCTCAGACATTCTTACTGGTGTTTTAGCGTGTATGCCAACATTGCCGGATACCGTGGCAGTCCTTGAGTCAACGGCTCAGGGTCCGAGCGGTGTATTCTACGACCGATGGAACGGTGCTGACGACTGGGAGCATGTGAGGACACTCAAGAAGGGTGAATGGAACGGTCACTGGATCAGGGTGTTCGCGCCATGGTATGCCTTCTCTGACTCGTGCGATAATCTCACTGATCAACAGTCCAACGACATCAGGAACTCTCTATCGCCGACCGAGCGGGAGCTTATGTCCAACTACAAGTGCTACGGAATCAGCGGCAGAATGCACACGGTCACATTGGGTCATATAAGCTGGAGACGCAAGATCTTGCAATCTGAGTGCGATGGAGACGAGACCAAGTTCGACCGAGAATTCCCAACAACACCACAGCATGCGTTCCGAGCATCAGCCCGGACGAGATTCAGCCGGGATGGTCTGGACTGGCAACGCAAGCATGCAAGCACGTTGCAACCTATGTATGGAACACTAGAGCTGTCCTCGAGCGGCAAGCTTGTCGGATTTATGCAGTCCAGTGTTGAGGAGGCTATTTATCATGTGTTTGAGAAGCCGAGAGATGGATACCACTACCTTATCAGCGCAGACCTTATGACCGGAGAGTCGCAGGTCGGTGGCAAAGACCCAGACGCGCACGCTATTTTTGTTTGGCGGAAAGGATACTTCGACCGTGACCGTGGCTGGCTCCCTCCGGCGGTAGCAGCTAGGATCATTCCTGAGTGCCGCTGGGACATTGACATATTGGCTGAGTGGACATGGAGGCTTGCCCTATACTATGGCAAGTGCTTAGTCGTATCAGAGATCAACTGTGACCGAGGATTCGTCGAGTTGATCAGGGCAAAGGGGGATATCCCGCTGTATCAGAGGGAGATCTTCAACCATGTGAACCAGAAGCGGTCAAAAGCGTTCGGGTGGCACACCAGCAGTTCGACCCGATTGCAAATCGAGGAAACTCTTGCAAGAGCAATCCGGACATACGGAGAGGATGGTGGAGGAGTCCACCTCAACTGCCCTCACCTGATCTCCGAGTGCGAAACGTTTTGCATAAACGATCGTGGCAGGGCTGAAGCATTAAGAGGCAGTCACGATGACGATGTCTTGAGCGCAGGAATTGGTCTCTGCGTGATAAATCAAGCAACTCGATACCGTAACCGATTGGAAGATATTCCGATGCCTAGGGACTTGCAAAAATACGAACAAAGGTTACGTAGTGGCAGCTTGTCATCCGGCATGCTTGGAAGGAAAGGATTTTACTGATATGGCTAAGAAAGGAGAATACAGTGCGAACGCTAGCGCAGACTCTATACGTCAGCGAGAGTATCAAGGCAGCGAGAACCAGAAGAAGCGTCGAGCGCAGCGCAATGCCGCACGTCGAGCTGCTGAGAGGATCCACGGCAAAAGCAAGTTGCAAGGCAAAGAGGTAGACCATCCGGATTCACCAAAGAATGGAAATCTGAACAACAACAAGACCCGAATCATTGATAAGATCCTGAACCGCAAACTCGGCGGGGCTAAGTCGCACACTGGCAACAGTCGCAAGTAGCCCAGCCAAGCTGCTATCATCATTCCGGTATTTCAAATAGCTCGATCACCGTTTCTTCTTCTTGAAAAGACCCGACACGTTCTGCAACTGCGACGACTTCAAGATATTCAGGGGAATCGTCTGCATACAATCCGCACTGTCGAAGTGCGTCCATATAGTGCTTTGTTGAGGCTCCCAGTCCATCGTAGTCTCTGGGTCTGACGGTCCTAACGGTAACGATTGCAACAATGCGGCGTATTGGACCTGCCTCACCTTGTGGTCGAGTCCTACGCTTCTGTTTCCCTTGATCAGGTTCAGGGTTGGTCCGACCTGCGGCACAATGATGTGCGCTATCTTTCTTGCCCCATGTTCCGTCAGGCTTTCTCTCAAAACCCTTGCTGTGTAAGATGTCGATTTCATTCATTATTAAGCAATACTCGATTTTTGTGGCAATCATACAACGGTATGATCGATCTCCACTTTCGCGGAGTCTTTTTGATATATCCTTTTTTGCAGAGAGCATCGACTAACGAGAAGACGCTATTCTCGCTGGTCAGCTCCATGTATTCGGACATCTCATGTATCGTCGGGCAAATGCCACCGTTTTTGTATTCATCGATTATGTATGCCAATAAGCTGTATTGCTTCATTGATAACGGCTTCAGGTTTGAATATTCCTTTAGCAGAGCATCAATATGCAGCCTCATGAGTGAATCGATTTTTTCAGCATTACTGATCGCCTGATTTCTCAGCTCGATCAGAACCGTCAAAGTTTTATCACTCAAATTCTTCGGCACTTCGACCCAGTTGTTCTTGCTCATTTTTGTATGTTTCTTCTGCGTATTTGTATTCAACTGCCGTCACGAACGCAGCGAATACTGCGATCGCGCCACAATAAATTGCTGCTGTGTAACTTCCATTGTATATGAAATATACCATGATTACCAGCAGCCATGATGCTGCTATGAAAGAGCATACTGATCGTATCATTATTGCTAGGGACTTTTTCATCTGATTGGGTTTTCTGTAAATGATGTTGTTTCGTTTGAGAATATAAGCTCTACCTCACCTGTCATACCGGATCGATTTTTGGCAACGATCGCATATGCAACCGATGCGTTGTGAGACATGTCACGATGCAGTAGAATCACAGCATCAGCGTCTTGCTCAAGATCGCCACTTTCCTTCAAAGACTCAAGGTTTGGTTTCGGTATTTCAGTAGCGTTTGAGCTGCTGTTGTAAGCGTTTCCGGTTCGCTTCAACTGCGCCAGTGCAATGACTGGAACGTTGAGTTCTTTGCTCAAGGCTTTCAACGCACCGGACACCTCTCCGACTTCGTCTTTCTTGGAAGACCTGCTCTTAGGCTCGACACCTCTGACCAGTGTTATGTAGTCGATGATGATGCATTTGACGTTGTCCTTGGTCACGGCTTTCCTTGCACGCGACCTGAGCAGATCAATGTCGATCCGGTCAGTGTCATCGATCCACAGATTCCATCCGCGCATCTCCCTAACGCCATCGCGTATCTTTTGTAGCTCTTGCTTCGTGTATGGTGCGCTTATGCTTTTCTGTGGATTGACTCCGGTTAATGTGGACAGTAGCCTCTGTTGCAGTTGGAGCTTACTCATCTCACAACTGAAGAACATAACGCCGACACCGGACTTCGCTAGATCGATCGCGATGTCGCCAGCGAATGAGGTCTTGCCAACTCCGGGTCTCGCGCCGATCAGGTAGAGCTTGCAAGGTTGCAACCCGTCGAGCAGACGCTCGATGCGCATCATGCCGAACGGTAAACCTTTGATCTGATTCGGATTAGCTGCTCGCCACGTAATGTCGTTCACCAGCTCGGCAATGTCGCCAATGTGGGAAACGCCACCTGAGGTCTTGTGACCGTTCAGGAGCATCCTTGCGTTGCCGACAGACGACTCGATCATCTCGATAGCGTCCATTGCCTTCTCTGAGCCATCTGTCATGCCAGCGAAGGCTTTGGACGATGCTGTCGCGATCGATCTTCTGGCGGCTACTTCACGCAGCGCAGCGATAACAGAGACAGCAGAGCTGCTCGGCGCAATCACACTTAGCTTCGCAAACAGGTTTCTCATTTCCTCGGAATACCCACGCAGCCTGAGGCTTTCTGTGGTAAGAGGTTCTGAGTTGCAGACGACTTCATAAATCGCCTTAGCCAACTCAGCTCTTTCCGCTGTGAGAGTGTCGATAACTCCTACATTTTCCGCTAAAAGCTTTGGATCACTGCAAACATGACTGATCAATGATTCCTCGCTTAACAAGTCGTAAAGGTTGTCCCTAGTCTTCTTTACACTGCTCATTTTAGTTTGGCTTCTGTTTGTTGATTTTCGTTACCCTGTTACGTGCCGTCTCGGTGAGACCATCACCTTTCGGGATGGCTTCAAGGGGGTCAGGCTCAAGACGGTTTCGATCGATCAGGGCAGACTCGATATTGTAAATCCAAGTTGCAACTTCTTTGCGGTCCAGCCCGATAGATGCGTAGTATGCGTCGATGTCGCCACTCTCAGCAGCCATCTTTGCGATACGGTAATACGCGATGAGCCTCTCCTGCAACGCAGACACACCCTCGTTTCTCGTTGGTGTCATGCCGAAGTGTTCTTGCAACTCCTTCATGCATGCCACAAACTTGCTGCGACTCCACAGGTCCGGCGACTTGGAAATCGCCACAAGGATCGCATCTCGCGCATTGCAGAACTGCGTCTTCTGAACCGGATCTTGAGGCTGAGAAAACAGTGCGGCTTCTGACAGATAGGTCGGCGGAATGTTGAGCTGGCGTATCTTGGGTGGAATTTTCTGCACCACTATCGGGTATCGTGCGATAGTCTTCATGCTCCATTTGACACCGTTCTCACGCTTGGTGAGACCAAGCTCTTCGATGGCTTCTTCGATCGTCACCGGATTTGTTGACCTCGCCATGTAATCGAGGATCACTTCGCCGATCCAGAGTAGGATCTCCTTGTTTTGGCGGAACTGCGCCTCATACAGCCATGCGAGGTGATCACAGACCTTCTTGAGCGATGACTTCGGCATGTCTGGGCTGAGGAGCAATTGCCCCAGCCCATCGATGCTAGCCTTTGGTGACGACTGATTCACGTAGCCGTTCATCTGCGTATAGAAGTCAGACATCCACTGTGGCTTCGTGTCAGCGACACCAGTTGCCACTGCGTGCGGCATGCTAATATCGATTGACGATTCTGCGTCCTCTGGGTCTGAGAACATCACTCCTGCGTCTGTGTCGAAAAACAGAGGCTGGTCCTGCGGTGCGTTTTGTATTTTGAATTTCATGCTACTTGTTCTTTAAGGACTGAGATGAACATCGAAGGCTGAGTCACGAACAGTTTCTCGACCGACATTCCTTTGTTTTTACCTGCCAGCTTCTCCTTGGCAGCATCGTAGACACCGTTCGCGGCGAGAAGGATCACATCCTCTGTGTGTTCCCCACCAAGCTCGGTGTATACTTCGGCTACTGCTATCTCAAGCATTAGGTCGTAAGCTTGTTCCCACAGGTTTCTGTCGTCTACTATCATCGTCAGCTTGTCCAGTGCCTTCTTGACCTTTGGTGTCACTTCTGCATCAGGTGACGAGGCATACTTATATCCCTTCACGACTCGCGTGATGACATCTTCATCGCTCACTTCTTCAGCAGGTGCTTCTTTCTTTGCTGGTTCTGCTTTTTGAGGTTCTGCATTGCCCCTGACCTGTGGTGTCGTGCCGTGGATGTTCGGCGCGAGTGTTTGCAGGTGGTGCTTGCAATCCATCCAGAGTGTCGTCGCGATCGTCCTCTGATTGGTTGGATCGGTCTGTAGCTCAGGTCTATCGCTGATCACCTCGGCTGCTTTATCGAGGCACAAACAGTAGGCGTAGGCGACCATTGCCAGATGCTTCTCAAAGGTGCTAACACCATCGCTACTAGCGGACTGCGCTGGTTGGCTAGTCGCGGGTGCTTTTTGGCTAGTCGCTGCTGGTTTCTGACTGGTCGCACTACCTCCGGAGGGAGTAGCCCGAATCGTAGCCTCTGGGTATACCTTGACGGCAAAGCTCTCGTATTGCGAGTTTGCCCCTTTCCAACGGTTCAGGACCATGCCTCGGCTTTCACCGGACTCACTGAGTCCAGCGGTAATCGTCATGGTCTTACCTTCGACGTTATCGAGGATGTGTAGCTGCGGCTTCATGAGTGTTACCATCAGCTTCTCACCATTGTCGTCGTGGATGAGGAAGCTTTGACGGTGCTGTCCGAACTTGAGGTCGTTCTCGGTCTGATCAGCAGGAAGATACTGCTTCTCCACTACCCCTGTTACTGTATCGATTGCCGTTTTGTCGGCGCATTTTTTGATGTCGGCTATGTTCATTTTGTCGTGTTGTTATTGTTGTAATTTTTTGGATCGTAGTTTTTCACCCAGCACCACAATGCGTGAGCATGTTGGAAGGCATCCCATGCCTTCTCGATGTCTTCACGCTTGTGAATGACAAGCTCTGCCTTCCAGACACCGTCTTTGCCAGCATTGGCATGAGTGTTGATCATGATGTTGGCTACGGCAGTGTTTTTGGTATTCATGTGAAATCCAAGGTTTGGCGTATGCGGAACCGCGTGCAGGTAGGCTGCAAGTTGCAACAAATCCGTCTCGTAGATCGGAGCTTTCTTAGCATCGGATCCTCTGGTTTTAATATCTACCATCGCGATGACCGCTGAGGTATTGTATTCGATCCCAGCCTCGGAAAGCGCGAACGCGATTTTTGGCTTTGTCGTATCGAGCCATGCCAGCCCATCGCACGTCCCGCCGTAACCGATAGGGTGGCTAATGAGGAACTCGCTCAACTCTGTATCGGTCTTTGAATTCTCCGGTCTGATCCCATCAATCAACTCGATGATTGACTCCTGAAGCGGGAGCAGTTCCCTGCCTTCAATGAACTCACCATCAAGAGCTAGACCATCGGTGCTGCCAGTCAGGGCAGCCGCAGCCACTTCGTGCAGTCTTGATCCAAGCCGTGCCGCTGACGCTGCATGCTCCTTGGAGTCTGCGTTGACTCGATGGGCGAACTCATCCTCGGTCTCGCCATTGATGCGTGGCAGAGTGAGTGCCGCGAGAATAGCTTGATTGACCTTGTATGCGACAAGGAATTCTTTATGCAGAATCCCAAGAACGTTTGTCACGGATGGGTATGCGCCAGCTTTGCGTGCGTCCCCAAGGGTTGTTGTTCTGGTCTCTCCTGCTGCGCCACGCTTTCCAGCGTATGGCACAGAGTGAAAGGCTTTAATTCCCTCGTCGGTTGGCAGATACCAATGCGACGAGCTGTCCGGTCTTACAATTTGTGTACTCATTGCGATTTGAACTTTAGTTGATTGTTTCGAGTAAGTCAAACTCTTTTTTTGCATAATTTTCAAATTTTTTACCATACTTGACCCAGCAGTCGCCTATGTCCATACCGTCAGGAACTTTAGACCCGATGCCATGTATGACCGTTGCGCCGCTGGCATGTTGCAAGATATGATGTTGCACTTTCTCGGTCGCTGCACGTCCGGCTGGGTCACTGTCATACCAGACACCGATGGTCCGGTGACCAAGCATGGCATGGGTGACTTGCATTGTCGGTAGCACACCAGCTCCGGTCATGCCAAGGGCTGGAATTCCCAATTGCAACATGGTGAGGCAGTCAGACTCACCCTCGGTCAGGATCAAGCTGCGGTCTTGGTCATCGATCGCCAGTGGCTTAATCAGCTGCTCCCCGAAGAAATGCTCGGAGGATTTCCCGTGCCACCACATGGTGCTGTGGCTTGTGCCGGACTTGAACCGTATCTTGCAACCATAGCCATGGATGCTGTTGTGAAAGATCCATGTGATGACTGGCTCGCGCAGGTGAGGAGATTCCAGAACCCCAACAAGACCTTGGTCGATCATGGTCGCCATGAACGCATGGTCAAATTTTTTGGCTGCGCAGAACTGAGTCAGGATGTTGCTTTTACCAGTGAGCATCTCATGAGCTTTCGCTTTCATTTGGTCCAATACGCCTTGGTTTAGCTCGCCCAGCTTGTGAACAAAGCTGCTATCATCCTTCTGCTTTGCAGCTACCGTTGATCTCGGTGGTGGTGGCACGTAGCACTCCTGAGGAATTGATCCTCCTCCCATCTGCGCGAGTCTACCGCATCCGACGATTGCCTCGTGCTTACTAACACCAGCCAGCTCCTGATACAGAGAGATGACATCATATCCTTTGCCAGTGCTGTGATCCTTCGCAGCGTTGCCATTGGCGAAGATGCTGAAGCTTGGGCTTCTATCTTCCCTGAGTGGGCTTTTGACAGCTTTGCACCTGTCGCCTACGTCATGCCCGAAATGGCGCATCACGTCCCAAATTTTGATGCGATCCTTGATCGTATCGATGTCGTAATGGTTGTCGTTCATGGCTTCAGGCGATACGTTCCCAGACCTTGATCTCTCTGCTGTGGTTTGACACCTTTGCGCTTTTCTTGCGGTCTCCGGTGAACCTCCATCGAGCCGTCTTGAATAGGCTTCCTGAAGCTGCACCCAGTGACACCGGAAGCTGTCTTTTCTCCATCTCGGAGAATACATCGTCTGCGGTGATCCTCCCTCCGATGGGGCATATCTGCAATGCAATGTTGCGTGCCTCGTCGAGCAGGTTGGATTTGTTGTTGGCGGCGATCGCCATGCCTTGTTCTTTAAGCTTCTCTGAAGCTGCTGCGTTGAATTTTGGCAACTTGTTGAATACGTTGCTCACATTGGGCAGCGCACCAAAAAACGGTAGTATTAGCTGTTTCATTTTTTTGTCGGATTAAATGTTTCTGCCACTTTTGAGAAGACCCATCTGGGTCGCCTCTTTTGGGTTGTCGTGAATCCACCTGTGGCAGCTTGGGTGAATCCAAAAATAGTCCAGAATGTTTTCGCCATGTCGACCCTTGGGGTGGTGTGGCTCAAGCTCAGTCTTCATCGCTCTCTCACCGCACGCTCGGCAAACTTGCCAGTGGTGGTCGGCTTTTTTGGATTCGCGATACTGTTTCTTGAGGTCGTCTTTTTTTGCGCTCATGGCTTTTGAAGTGCCTCACGCCATCACAGCATGAGGCACTGAGTCTGTCAGAACGGAATATCGTCGTCATCATCAACCACGACTGGGCTGGATGTCTGCGCAGGAGTGCTTCCCTTGTAGTCCGGCTGCTCCCAATACTTGTAAAAACCATTCTTCACGCCAACGCGATCCTTGGGTTGGTAACGGAAGAACACGTTGCCTTTCGGTGTCTCATTTTGCCCGATGTCTCCGGTCGCCCCGCAGTCGCCGCACTTAATGTGCAGGTAGTCGTATTGACCTTTGTCTCCGGCTACCCTGTGGTGCAGTGCCAGATTGTTTGACTCGCAGTGACCGCACTTGGACGGCAACTGTGTGAACTGACTGACTGCCTTGATCAGGCTGACCGGATCTGCTGCTTCAAGGCTGATGTTGCAAGCCCTGCCTACTTTTACTGTTGCTTTGATTGACATACTATTTTTCTCTGTCTGTTGTTTTTTTGTCGAAGTCCATCATCTGATCGAGGACCTCAACGAAATCAATTGTAGCCTCACTTGTGTAATTGTCCATCAACAAAGATGTCTCATCAGACAATTCGTGCAGTGCTGGTTCGGCTTGTTGCAACAAGACTGCAAGCTTACCGAACGCTATGTCGAGGTGTTTGTCATACACAGCATGATCAATAGATTCTCCGTGTGTCCTACGATGAGCCTCGATGAATGCGCTGCGCTGCGCACTGTCGTTTTTGATTTTGTCGATCAGCACCTTGTTGAATATTGGATCAGTGACGAATGGCATATGCTCCATCGTCGTCTTGATGTTCTCGCGATTAAGCTCGACGAGATAAGCGATCGATGGGGAGAGGTAGTATCCAATGATGAATGTCTCAATCAGACTGTATCCTGTCACGCCAAACAACCCGATCATGGTCTGGGTCATGTTAGCAATGGCTCGTGTCCAAATGACATCGTGACCCTTGGCATCTTCGTTGTAAATCTTGGTCGTCATTGCAATCTGCTTCATCCATTCGTCGGCTTCTTCGTCGAACCAGATCACACCCATCGGCTTAACACTGCTGTCGAGACCTTCGCTCTCCAAATAATAACATGTCCCTCCTGTCCAACTTTTTTGAGTGTGTTCATTGGACATCATGTCAACTAATGGATCGGATTCAACAGGGTTTTCAGCAAAGCTGCTATCATCAAGTTGCCACTGCATGTTGCGCCAATCTTGATGCATCTTGTCATCATAGCCCATCATGAGCGTGACCAAGTGATCGCCATGAACATCATAGCCCACAATGTTACCCATCATAATTGGAGAAAGCTCACGCTTGTGCTTGCCCTTGCAATACTCCAACGATTCGACATCTCCATCGAATCCAAAGAAATTCACCGAACCGTATGCGTCCGGCTCGCCGATTCCAGTTTCGGATCGGTAACTCTCGATATCATCTAATGTTGGGTTTCCTCTCAGCTTGCCTTCTTTATTCGCTCCATACACCGCATCATGATCGCGAATCGCGTCGATGTATGACACTGCTTTCATGAGCTTCACCGTAACGTTGGCGATCTCTTTTATAGTCTTTCTGCCTTTGATCACTGCAAGGACTGTTTCCTTGTCGCTAATGCCCCACACTCCGCATTTTTCAAGCATCTCCTTTATATTGATGTTCTGAAATACGTCAGGAACTTTTTCTGCGATTTCCTCCTTACTCATGCCCTCCATGACCGAATACAGCTCATGCATCGTCACGATCTTGTCAGCAGCATAATCGAGGGCTGCGACCATTGCCCTGTGGTAGGCATTGCTGCCCATGCTCCATCTGCAAATTGCCTTAGAGCATCCGGCTGACTTCATGCCAATGCTCTCACACATGGCAAGCGCACTGTCGTTGGGTTTGCCCAAGTGCAGAACCAAAGACCTCTCGGTTTCTCTAGCTTGAAGTTTTGGTACTACGTTATTAGTAATTGCTTTGTTTGTAATCATATTTGGTATCGTTTGCTTTTCTTTTTTTTCATTGCCCTCGCCAGTTGGCGAGTGCGAGATCATTTGAATGGATATCCTCAGATGGCACTCACGCATGAGCGAGTCGAGCTAACCAGATGCCAGTCCCCCTAAGTCCCCCACGAAGGGAGAACAGAGGGAGGAGCAGCAGTGGATCACGCATTCGGTCGTCGTCGCGTCACCAGTGCGCTGCGTGTTGATTGATGCGAGCCAGCCATGCGCTTGTGCGCTTTACACTCTCGCCAACAAGCAGCGTCCCCCTGCGCCTGAGCGCAAGCTGAGAATTTCGTCCTGCCAGCGAATTGTTAGATCGGGGCAGGGAGAGAGAACCTTGACGTGTTGCAGCACAAAGCACCTCTGGGTCAGCAGGTATGTCAGCGACTGCTGGCTCGCTTTTGTTGGTTGTTGTCAAAAAAAATGCGGTAACAGGAATCCGACAATTCACTGTTACCGCGATCTGCTAGGGCAGAAAGTTTTCTACTCGGTGTGTCGGCAGCGAGAGCATAAAGCTGTGACCAAGAAAACATCTTGCCATCATAACGTCAATCATTTTTTTCACTATCTTGCGAAAATTTTTCAGCCATCTCCGAAGCTCGGTATGCTCGGTTTTTGGAAGCTGCAATCGCGTATTCGATGCGGGTGTAGAATCCGGTCCGCGCCATGTCAGCCATGCTCTTGACTCCCTCCGGAGTGAGGCTCGGATCATGGTGAGATATAAACTCCTCCAGCGTGCTAAACACATTGCTATCATCAGATTGCAACGTCAGCAACGGTGCTGGCACGCGCACTCCAAGTTTGCGCCTGAATATTGCAGCACCAGCGCACTGCATATGCTCCGGCGAGACCGGAGTGTCATTGCCCTTGTAATTCTGGGGCATGTGGCATGGCAGATAGAATGGACCAAGGATTTGACCAAGGTAGGTTTGTATCGGACTGCCTCCCAGTTGCCCACTGGGGCTGGCTTTGCTGAAGGGGCATTCGTTGCATGACTTGTTGGATTGATTGCATTTCATGGTGTTGTGGCTGGTTGTGGTTGGTATGGGTTGATTGATTTTGGGTAAGTAAACAGATCGCTGCCGATCGTTGTCAGGCACAATGACCTGTGGCTCGATCCTTTTTTGGGCGGGGCTATGTAAATCAGTTTCCGTTGTTGCAAGTCTCGGATGTGCAGCCAGAACAATTGTCTGCTAGCTGGTTTACCACCTCGACTTTTGTAGAGTTCATCGATCGCAGCGCGAATTTTGTGCGCGTAGATGTGCTGACCTCGCGGAAGTCCATGCTCGGCATGGCGCACCGTGGTCATGATTAGGACTTGCAATGGTTGCAAGCCCATCGCATAGAATGTTGCAACGGTCTCACCGATGCTGCTAATGAGGCTGGAAGATTGATGTGAGATGTTCATGTTTATTGATCTTGTGTTTGCTGCTTTGGATCGCGGAGCTGACCAGCCAGCTCCGGCGTTGCTTGCGTCCGGTATTTCCATGCCAGTTGCACCACCCGACCCTTCTCAAAGTCGTTTAACATCTGTGTGCTTTTTGCAGCCAAAGCCGTCCCGAACTCGGTGTCTAACTTATTGAACCCGACACCGTTGACAGCTCTGGCTCGGTCGGAATCGTGCCGTGCTACGTGGCGCACGACATTGTGCGCGACGATCAGGTCTCTCGGCGAGAGTGACCTGCCCAGTGCCATGGTCTGCATGCGCTTGTGCTTGACCGCTGACTCCTCGGCGATCGACTCAGACGTAGGCTTGCTAGGAACTGCCGGAGCTTTGACCGTGGTGTTGACCGTGTCCTCCTCTAACCGGAGTCCGGTCTGATTGTCTGTCGCCTTCTCGATGACATCCATCTTCCGCGCCACAGCCTTCAGGACCTGCACGTCGATCGTTCCCTCCATCGCCAAATACTCGATCACCACTGGCTTGCTCTGACCGATCCGGTGGGCGCGATCCTCGAACTGGGCGTTGTTGGCTGGTACCCAGTCCGGCTCGACGATGATGACGTGAGGTGCAGCGGTCAGGGTGAGACCAGTTCCGGCAGCGATGATGTTGCCGATGAAAACCCTGCACTTCGGGTCGGTCTGAAAGCGGACGACCTCGTCCTGACGTTTGACCGGATCAACACCTCCGGTGATGACGGCTGGGTTGTAGTCCTTGAATGCATCGACGAGCTGCTCGACCACCTCCTTGTGGTGTGCGCCGATGATGATCTTGTCGTTGCAACTTGCAAGCTGGCTTGCAATATGCTCCACAGCTAGACCGACCTTAGCCAGCCCGATGGCTTTGCGCACCTTGCTAGTCTCGGTGAACAACGCAGCCTCGGCACTCTTGAGGGTAGCCACGGCTGACTGCATCTCGGCAGCATTTCCAGCGGTCTGAGCCTCAGCAAGCTTGAGCTTGGCATCAGCGATGGTTTGGTCGGCGATCTTGTATTGCATGGTGAGCGCATCGATCTCCTGTATGACCTTGCTCGGTGCTGGCAACGCGACGATCTTGCGTGTTTTGGCTGGGAGCTGGGTCAGCACGTCCACCTTGAGTCGGCGCACCATGCATGAGCCACGCACCAGTGTTTGCAGCTCGTCTAAGTTGGATGCACCGGAGGCATCGAGACCACTGCCGAATGGCAGCTGACGTGCGTCACAATACCGCATCGCGTATGCGGTCCAGACACCGAAATGCTCCGGCGCACAGAACCGAAGGAGATTCCAGAAGTCCGCCGGACGGTTCGAGACCGGAGTGCCAGTGAGGAACACATAACGGTCAGCCTGTATCGGCACTTTGACCGCATTTTTTTTGCTGCGTGCAGGTGCGCCCAGTAGACCAATGGCACGCTTGCTCTCTTTGTTCTTGAGGTAGTGTGCCTCGTCCGCGATGACGACATCCCAGACCCTGCTGCGCAGGATCACCTGAGCCTCATCAGACGACATCAGGTCATAGCTGATGAACACTACGTCAGCGGCTTTGACCTCAGGCAGGTCTGCTTTGCTCATCACAGCTGTCATCCTTTGCCCTGACACAGTGGTGCTAAACTTTGTCCACTCAGCCAGCCAATTGAGCCGGAGCGATGCCGGACACACGACCAGCACGGTCTGTGCTGCGATCTGGTTGCAAAGCATGATCGCTTGCAGGGTCTTGCCCAGCCCCATGTCATCGCCAATGATGACACGTTTGCGTGCTGCTGCATACTGCACCCCAGCGCACTGGTATGGGTATGGTGTGACCCCTGATGGCACTGGTGGCACATACCCTCCGGCGGGAGCTGTAGCCCTGCTCTGGTCGAGCAGGATCGTGCTGTAGGCTGCTGCCGGAGCATTGGCAGCCGCTGACGCTCCTGCGGTCGCGTGACCCCAGTGCGCCAGCATCCAATTGCCGTGCTGGTCCTTGGTGCAGGACAAACCGGACCGTTTGACGGTTTCTTTGTGCTGCCTCCAGAAATCCCACCAGTCAGGTGGCACTGGTGCGGTGTGCAGGTGACGCGCACCCTGTGATGTATTGACGACACCCTTGTCGGTCCACGCGATCGTGCCGCTGTAATTTTCTATGGTGATCATTTTTGATTGTTGATTTCGGTTTGGAGCTTTTCGATTTTCCGACCCAGCAAATGCATGCGCCATGCTCGGACCAATAGCCGTGCGACTCCGGTGACATGCCCAGCGAGGATGATCCAGATGATGCATTTGATTGCGATGTGCAGTGGCAGTGCATAGCCCAGTCCGGCTGCTATCATCACGCCAACCAGCCACGCACCTCTGCCCTTTAGCTGCTCGTCGTTTGCACGTTGCAATTGGTTGTTCTGCAATCGTGCCATGTTCAGTTTCTCTTGGGCTTCTTTCAATAGGTATGGTCTCATGTAGTTATGGTAATTTAGTTTCTCTTGGACTTCTTTTAATAGTGGTCTCATGGTTTCAGTAATTTTTTTAATTGATCAACACTTTTGATCTCGTCGGATGTCAAATGCGCGATATTTTGCAAAACGATGTGTCCATCGAACGTGGGGAACGCAGCGTGGTATCCTTCAGCGAAAGCCAGCCATCGCTCGATCGTGATTGGCTTACCGTCAAGCGGCTCGCATGCGCACTCGACATGATCCTCGTCCATCAATGAGCCACCGCAGAACAGTCCTGCCCTCTCGATGTATCCGATTCGCTCCTCGAACGCAGCGTCAATGTCCTGATCGCTCACGCCGATGCATGCATAGTCCTTGCCTCGGATGACGATTGCTACCTCTACTTTTTCTTGCATATTTTTTTTCATTTTTTCGTTAAGTTGCGCAGGGGGCTTGCGCCCCCCGCTGGTTTGTTATTTCTTGATGGCAAATCCTTTGCCCTTGTTAGTCTGCTTCAGGTTATGCTCGTCCATGAGGATGATCTGCTCCATCACTTTGGGCAGGTCCGTGGCGATGTTGGCGATGCTGATGGCATGCCCTTTGCCCAGCATCTCCTCGGCTCGGCTGATGTCGGTATCTGAGACCTGAAGCCCGATGTAGTATACCTCGATACCCTCGGACCACGCCTTCTTGATCTGATCAATGGTGGTGGTCTCTCGGCGATTCCGGCGATCATCTCCTCGCGACTCCATGCTCAGGCTGGTGACACCGCTCAGATGCTCCTCCGACATCTCGTCGCTGAATGATCCGTCAGAGAACAGCAGTGCGATCCTACGCTCCTCATTGCGCATGCGGAGCATGTTGATCAGGCTGACCATTCCGGAGCAGACATTGGTAGCTCCTCCAAAAGTCACGGGAGCTGGGATGACTCCGGTGGTCTGATTCCAATCGCGGATGGTGTAGGCATCAGCGTCAAAGCAGCCCCACCACTGGGCGATGCCAGATTTCCTGAACGCAGAACGCATGAGGTTCGCGCCGATCCACTGGGCGTGTGCGCGAGTGTAGAGGGCAGCTACCTTCATCAGCAGCTCCTCGCCATCAGCCATGCTGACCTGAGCCGACACGTTGGAGTTTGTGGTGTAGCTGCGCACTGCGAAGGTGACGCTTGCATTCGCGGGGTTGCTGTTGGTCACTCTGTAATTGATACGAGACATGCCGCTGGCGCAGCCAAAAGCATGATGCATCTGATATCTGCGAGGCTCGATGTAGACGCTATGCTCAGAGAATTTTTCAAAAGACTTGTAATATTCGCGATCGGAGGCTGGCAAACGATTCCACGCTGCGAGCGCATCGGCGCGGAGTCTGTTGCACTCAGCGAGTAACTTCGCAGCCTGATTCACCAGCCCCATTCGGTGCAGGTTTTTGCAGAGTGCCACGCAGCCCTCGTAACCATGAACGCTGCCTGACTGCATGCTGGCGGAGTAGTCAAGCATGGATGCCACTGCCACCCTGCGGTCCGTGCCGCGCAGTTTGCGTTTGAAAACAAACCGCGAATCCGTTGCAATCTTGCTGACGCTGCGCAGGTCCAGCCGACCTGTGTTTTTGTTGCGGCTGGTTTTGTTTTTGGCGATTGCTTGGAAACTGTCGCGGATCGCATTGACCAGTTTGCCCATGCCACCGGACCATCTGCTGTATGCTGCCTCGCATGCGTCAGCCTCGACCTCGTTAGATGGCATCCAGCGTTTTGGCGCAGAGCTGCGACCAAGGAGCTTGCGCAGTGCCTCCATGATTCCGTCATCGTCGGAATGGCTGCGGCGGGTGTCCCCACCAAATGTTTTCTCTTCTGGGTTGCCGCTTTTCTCGTGGCTGCGACCATCGTCATTCTGCTCGTCACCCTGATCATCGCCAGCATCGCTGCCATCGCCGGACTCATCGCCGGACTCGCTGCCATCGCCGGACTCATCGCCATCACCTGACTCATCGCCGGACTCGCTGCCATCGCCGGACTCATCGCCTGACTCGCTGCCAGCCTCGTCACCGGACTCATCACCAGCCTCGTCACCAGCCTCGTCACCAGCCTCGTCGCCAGCCTCGTCACCAGCCTCGTCACCAGCCTCGTCACCCTCTGGCTGATCCTGCGGCGGAGGAGGCTGGGGCAGCTCCTCGCTGATGCGTTGCAACTCGTCGCGGGTCAGCAGACCGTGAGCTGCTGCTAGAACGATCTCATGCCCTTCGGTGGCATCCCCTGTGGCGCGGGGAAACCATTTCACGAGTTGTTTGTTTTTGGCGTAGTCGCGACCAAGCACGGTGCGCAGGGTGGATTTGATGCTCGCGATGCGAGCCTCGCTGATACCAATTGTTTTCCAGTTCATTGTCGGATGTTATGTTAGATGTTAGATGTTAGAGGAGATCACCAAATCCATAGACCGATGTTTTTGAGAGCCTCGACCTCCTCGGTCTTAAGGCTGCTGGCGTAGGCATACCAGAGGGCATGGCGCACGTCAGATTTACGCTGGCTCAGAGCCGGAAACTCCGCGCCTGTGGCACGGTTGAAACCCAGCCAATGCTCCACAGCCGTGACCAGCACGCGAGTGGATGGCAGCGATTCCAGCACAGCATCGCTACCATTGATGCCGAAATGGAACGGACGCGCAGCGTGCGCCCACTTTACGAGCAGCTCTGCGTCTGATTTGGTGAGCTTACCTCCGGAGGGAGAGATAATTTTTGTCAGGATGGCGACCTCGTCAGCCACGCTGAGAGGCTTGGCTAGCACCTTCAGCAAACGCTGGCGGAGACTCTCATCGAACCCCTCGCGATTGTAGATGCCCAGCTCGTCACCCAGAGAGTTGGATGTGAACCAGACGGCAAATCCGGCTTTAGCACGGACCACCTCTCCTGTCTGCGGGATGGTGATGGTGCGCGATTCCAGCGCATCGTTGAGGACCAATGCCTCCCCTCTTCTCAGCTCGTCACCCTCGTCCATTATTAGGACATATCCGTGACGCATGGCATGCGTCAATGGTCCGTCGATGTAGTGACTGTTGCCACCAGAGATGCTCGGCATGGCGACGAGCGTCTCGGCATCGAGTGCCTCATTACAGGCTAACACCTTGCATGGGCGACCCAGCTCGGCGCAGATTTGTTTGAGCGGGAAGGTCTTGCCAGCACCGGACGACCCGCCGATGACACCGTGCTTGTCGGCGGAAATGAAATGCATGACGTCCTCATGCCACACAGGCGGCACGTAGGTGGCATCAGCCTCGGGTATGGCTGGCAACTGGCATGCGCCATCGGTAGCTGCCTCCAGCACCTCTGGGGCTGGTGCTAGGTCACGCAGCACGTCCGCCACTGCGCCACGCAGAGCAGCCACGCTGATGGGCGCGGAGGCTGGGGCAGCAGCTGCATCCACCTTGGCAGTGAGCTGCCCGATGGACAGCCCGATGGATTTGGTCAGGGTCACCAGCTCGGCGCGGACCGCAGCCACCTCGGAGGCGGTAGCCGCTGCCACTTGCTCGGTCTGCTCGACCTCCTCGGCGACCTGTCTGGTCAGCATTTCCAGCATCGCCTTCATGGCGGACGTGCTGCCTTTGGGAGCAGCTACAGGAGCAGCCGCAGGAGCAGCCGCAGGAGCAGGAGCAGCCTCTGGCTCATCGATGGTGATGGTAGGCATCACCGGAGTCAGGAGCTGAGACCAGCCCACGGAGGAGAGGAGGTTCAGCGTTGCTGCCGCGCCATCTCGAGCGATCATGCCATCCAGAGTCCGGATGATCACGGTGTCGTCCGACAGTGCCAGAGCTGCACCCATGGCGCGGATTAGTGGGTAGATGCGACCTGCGTTCCAGCCATCGCCACCCTGTTTGATGGTGGCGCAGCTCAGAGCTGCCAGAGGGTGTCCGGCTGGCGCACCTTTGACGAGGTTGCCTAGGGTGTTTCGGGCGTCACGGATGTTAGCCGTGACATTGGTGGTGGTGGTGGTATTGTCTTGCATGGTATTAATGGTGGTCATTTGTTAGTATTGAGAGCAATGATGATGATGATGATGATGATAAACATAGGATCAGATGTTAGAGTTGGAATTAACAGCCAGCCACCGTCCTGCGTCGATGGCTGAGTCAGCTGCTCTGGTGTTGCCGTTCAGGATGGCAATGCAGTGGCTGACACCGCTTGCACCGTAGCCCCAGACATGCAAATCGTAAGCATCCTTGCAAACCTCGATGCCATACTTTTTGATGGCACGTTTTGCCCTGCGAGCAGTCTCTCTGGCTGCACGCTCGGCAGCCTTGTCGTCTAACAGCTTTTCAAACCGCTGCTCGAGAAGTTCTACTGCTGGGTGATCTACGCTGCACCCGCCCAAGAAATCCACGCAGTGGATCAGTTGCTCAGACGAGATGTAGTAGGCGAGGGCATCAGCATAGGTAGCTTGTGCGATGCGTTCGGAATAATTAACGGTGGTGATGTGTTTCATATGTCGGTATGAGTTAGGTTGCGGTGTCCCTGCCGTTCCGGCGGGACGCTAAACACTATGTCAATCCCCCCCTATTGCGTCAAGCCGGATTTACAAAAAAAATAAAAAAAGTCCGCCAGCCCTTATCCTATAAGGCTTGCAACGGGTTGTCATAATGTCAATATTGCACGTTTCGGGCATCTAACAGGTCAAATTTATGACAAAAAAACTCTAACAGATTCATCTAACAGATTTATTTTTCCCTCTGGGGGGAGACGCACAACATACCCACAACAGGGCAGGTGTAGACCATAGCCGGGAGCTGATCCCGGGAGGCATTGCAACATGATTGCAACGCAGGACAGGACATGCAGAGACGATCGATGGCAGTGCATGAGAGAGGGCATCTCCGGCATGCAGACATCACCAGCCCAGCGCATCGCGATGAGGCGCAGAGCAAGCAACTACAGGCATTGCAGCCGCGAGCCTTCATCACCGATCAATACACAGGGAGAGAGGGAGAGAGAGACAGGGAGACACAGAGACAGGAGAGAGCAGACATCTCCGGACATCTCCGGAAATATGGTGCATATCTCGGCATCTCCTCGGCATTTCATGGCATCTCCTCGGCATCATTTCAGGCATTGCAACATTGCATTCTGTGGGCATGACATCTGGGGTGATTGCAAGGGGATTTACCTAGGCTCTACCCTCTCGCCCAGTAGGCACTCTGCCTCCCCGCGAATCGCGACATTTGCCCAGCCTCCACAGCATCCAACATTCGTTTGATTCAAACGTTTGTTTTACATCGATTACCCCTCCGAAAAGCTGCAACTTGCAACCCCTGCCATGCCCCCTTGCAACCCTGCGGCATAACCCCATCAGATGCCCTATGCAGACCCCCATCAGCCTCATCGATTGCCACACCATAACACCCCCCCATCACACCCCAGATGACAGGGTGACAGGGGGGCAGATATACCCCATGCATCAGGCAGCTCAGACAGCATGGTATGTCATGGCATCGAGACCGGATGGTAGGGCTGGATGGCGGGCTGAAACGGTGGCAGATGGCAGGTTGCAACGTTGCAATTGCAATGGTGGCGGGTGGGACTCCGATCCCGACCGATTGAGGACTCCGGTGTCGAGGTCTCCCCGCAAAACATTACCCCTATCCAGACCAACCCTATTCTAGGATGTAGACCGATTACCCCTATGCACCCATGGGGTAGGGGGGGGTGGGGGTGTCAAAAGGGAGGTAAGGGATCCCTTATTTGGGACTCCGGATATAGTTCCTACCCCAAAATTTTTTTGCACTGTAGGTTTTTCATGTCAGCAATTTATTATTGACAGCATGGCTAATCCGGTCCATACTTCTCTCGCAATGAACGCACTAATCGACAATGTAAGACAGTGGTTCCATAACAAAGGGATCATCGCAAATAGTAATCCGCTCAAGCAGTTGGAGAAGACACAGGAAGAACTTACAGAAACAAGAGACGCTGTAGTCAAGTTGACGCATGCTAATGAATTAAACAACAATCAGATCGATGATCTTATGAACGAGATCCAAGATGGTATCGGTGACACCGTTGTGACACTCATTGGTATCTGCGAGATGTATGGAGTTACTCTGGAGGAGTGCCTCCAGCAAGCCTATGATGTGATCTCTAAGCGCACAGGACGCATGGAGAATGGAGTATTCGTAAAGGATAAGGAGGCGACAAATGAGTGACACACCGAGGACGGATGCAGAGACGATGCGTGATGAATATGACCACGTCGATACTGAGTTCGGGGCATTTGCCCCATCTAACACGGTGAGCGCAGACTTCGCTCGCCAACTTGAACGCGAGCTTGCCGAAGCAAAGGAACTGCTTCATATTGCTGGCGGATTTCTTTCGACTATGCCACAGTTTGAGAATCATCACCCTTTAAGCGTCTTAATTTGCCTGAAAAATGGTAAGCTATGCTATGAATCCAGCCGAAAAGATTAAAGCCATGATGGACGAATCATACCAACGATACGTCCGGTCTATGGAATCGGAGCAGAAGGACGAGAACAAGTATCGGTCGAACTTCTGGAAAGGAAAGTTTGAAGGTCATAGAGAATCGCTTGCCGCTTTACTTGCAGCAAGCGATTCTCTAGAAGATCAGAACGGAGAGTCATCGTCATCATAGCTACAGATGATGTGATTACCTTGAGCCACGGCATTAACCAGTGTCTCATACTTCTTGACATCGTCATCGATCTGTTGCTGTCGAACGTATATTTGCCTGCTACTAATAGCTGAATGCAAAGCCTTAGCCGTCTTGATCCGGCTTTCTCGCAATACGTTTTGGTTTGGAGCGCAGTGAATTGACAGCAAGTCTACGACATTGAACTCTTCGCTTACCGTGATCAGCAGTTGCACGTTTGCGTTATACTTCTTGATCGGATGATCAAAAGCACATTCGTGCATGATGAACGGATCTGTCAGGTCTCCTTCAAGATAACTCATTGTGCCACCCCCATTCCTTCTTTTACTGCCATCTCAAATATCTTCAGGATGTCGTCGAGATCATCAACGATGACCTCTGTTTCCTTGTCAGGTTGAGACAGCATGATCTCACCGTCCCTATTCTCAGGACTTCTCCAAGTCATATCAACAAGATCGCTTCTTTTGCCGCCGAAGCTGAACTCCATATACAAGCCACGCTTGCTTGTGTTCTTGTTTGCAAGGTCAAGCTTGATCATGAAGTCGCTGGCGCAGCCAAGACTCCACATCGCGTAGAAGATCGAAGTTGCAACGTCAAAACTGTCATTGCCACTGGGAGATAACAAGTTGCTTTCGCGCAGTTGTTTTGGCGTAGTCCTTGTAACAATAGGCAATCCGACGAGCAAACCCTGAACGGAAAACCTAGACCATAGATGATCCCTGTTGACATGGTTAGCCTCAAGCATGGCAAGAGTCTTCTGGTTGATGAAGCACTTGAATTTCTTTTCCGGCAAGGTTCCTTTTCTTGAGCGATCGTAATGATTGAGATTAGCATCAATAAGATCGTCCAACCTGACAGGAATTACAACATTTCCAGACGATACAGAAGGACCATTGGCGCACCTCTGGCTATACGCGACACCGTGTAAATCAGCATTGATCAAAAAGTTTCCACCTTCCCACTGTGAGTTTACGCAATTGACCAGCTTTCCTGTGATGCATTTTTTCGTCCTGTCGTAAACACGCTGATATGAATGAATATCAACGACAGGAATGTAAACTATTGGATCATTGTAGTTAGTAGCGTCCATGCTCTGATTCGTCATGAACTGAAATAGGGTTTTCCTCGCCCTGCATCGCATCTCTTTTCGTGATTGCAGCGACTCCATGACCGTAACTCCTTTGCCGTCATGGACCCGCTCAAACACTACATCTTTGTCCTGAATAGGCAGGAACGGATAAGACAGCTCGGTATCAACGTAGCGATTGTCAAGAGTAGACAGCATTGAGTAAGACCCATCGTCGTGACTCACCCATATTCCATAAGGAGTCTTCAACGTGCCAGTATCGCCCATTCGCTTTGCGACCATTGACCTATAAGCCTTGAGGGCTAGGTCAACGTGCTTGCTGTTGAATAGAGATTTGTCCAGAGACAGATCAATTTGCTTCTTCATCTTCTTCCTTATTCGGATCTTGCGATTTGAGGTCTGCGTCCAAACGCTCAAACAAATGCCAAGCAGCCTCGGCGTTTACGTTCAGTCGGCTATACGCATCGTCATAGCCTTTCATTGGCATCAGAAGATATGCGCCGATGAAATCATTGTCAGGGTCTGTGAGCATTCGCTTCACGGTGATCAGCGCAAGGTTACCGTGGACATCGTCTACCGTATGCATGCGGACCCTGCCACCGTTCTTTGGCTTGCTATACATGACCATTGCAACTTTCTTGAGCCGGGGATCATACTTCGCCTTCTTTCGCTTCACTGCTGTTTTGAGTTCACTCTCAACGATCTTCAGCTTTTGCACTGTGTCGATCAGCTCTTTACTGAGCTTGACCAATAATTCTCGCATCTCCTCCTTGGTTTCGGGGATAGCATCTTCGATGATTTCGTCTACTGTTTCCTGCTGATTATTAGTCATTTGTGTTGTTGGTTTGTGTGATTTTGCTTGATTTCTTTGGCATCCGGCTAGCCATATCGATGACATTTTCCATATCGTTGAGCCGAGAAGCTGACCAAGGCATCGTGCCTCTCTCAAGTTCGCTGAGGTATGCAGCGGATATGCTCATCCACCTCGCCGCACAACGCAGCGACATTCCAGTAGCAAGCCGCTTGTTCCTGACTTCTTTGCCCACAGCCGCCCAGTTGATCGCGTAACGATCAACTGTGACGACTAGGTTCTCATCGGAGCCACTGATCCACTTTGGCAAAGAATCCAAGGCTTCATCAGCGGTGTCGAAGTTTGTCTGCAAGCTCTTCTGGTGTGTCTTCTTCATTTGCTGTGGTGTAAGTTTACCATAGCTGACACTATGGTCAATCACTTTTTTGCGACAATATCCAATTCAAAAGGGATAAATCATCCACAAGCCATGACGGATCGCGCACGATGATCTCGTCATCGAGTCGATGTAGAAGCTTGTCGCCTTCCAGCTTGATCTCTGACTCGTGACCAATGCATACCCACTCACCGCTCAAAAGAACTGGAGCAATGAGATCGCGGTATGATGTGTCGGAACTCATCGAATCTTATCGTGAATACTTCTCGTTGATGTCCATTTTACCTCTTGCTTTCAGGAATTCGGACATATTTCTGGTGCGGACCTCGGTCTGAACAGGTGTTTCCTCCGGAGGGGGAGAATCTTGCAGCACTTTTTCAGCCTCGATCATTTCGCTTTCTGACAGTGGTCTGGAATCCGTAGAAACATCAATCACCTCGCCATCATCAGCCTTTGCCTTGTCGAGCATCCGACCAACGGCTCGTCGCAACGCTGGTGAATTCTGCATCTTGCTTTCGAGAGTCTGCATCGTATCAACGTTGTGTGTGACGACTTCGCTCCGCGCCACAGGCATGCCGACCTGATACTGCATTACAAGCTTGAGTGCATCAAGTCGGGTCTTGTAATCCGGAGTATCGTATGGTCTTCCGCCAACTGCCATTGTTTTAGTAGCCTCCAAACACTCGGCGATCTTGTTCACGATAATGTCAGGGCTAAACTTTTTCGCAAGTTCTTCGATAACCCTAGGCGCAAGGTCTGCGGATCGTATACTTAACCTGCCGTCACGGACTGCGCTTGCAACATCCTCTTTTGCAATATCAGAAGTTGTTACTTTTGTAGTGCGGTCATCGATCTCATCGACCGATTGCATATTCGTAAAGTCTTGAGCAGCAGGCAAATTAAGTGATTTGGTAGGCAAATTCTTCATTGCAAAGATCCTATATTTGGTGTTAATTAATTGCAAGCACAGTTTTCGTTGCAACAAATTAACACTTACGACTATGGCTGAACCAGAGACACTCGATAGCTACATGCCTGCGAGAAGGCGCAACCCGGATAACTTGGATAACGCAGATAGTCGCGACACCAATCCAGCAGGAGGATCACCAGTGCAAAATCCATTTGGTGGATCAGGATCAAACGATGGATACGAGAGGTTCATGACGTTGCACCGAGGAGCAAGAGGCACACTGAAGTCTGACCGTAAAGGCGAGATGCGATACATCAGTGGTCCTTACAAAGGAATGACCGAGGGACAAGGTGATATAATTGGCAACAATACATTCTCTCGCATGAGCGATCAAGAGCGTGACAGGTATCGACCTGTCAATTCCGCTGATCGCGCCGCTGCCGCAGCAGCAGAAGAGCAATCGTTCCAAAAAGCACTGGAAAGAGAAAAGATTGCAATGAGGGAGCGTCTCAAAATTGAAAAAGAACAACGAGATGCTCAAACAGCAGAGGACGCAAGAAAGTTAAAAGAGCAAGAGGCGAAAGAGGCAGCAGATAAAGCAGCAAAGGGAACTCCGATTGTAGGACCATCAGCTCCTGCAACAGGAACAGGAGCGACAGATACAGCTAAAGCTCCTACTACTACTCCAGCTACCGGGTCTGCTACACCTACTACCGGGTCTACTACCTCGCCTGCGACTACAACTACCAGCGCATCCCCTGCGGCGGCTGGAGCAGCAGCAGCTACTACCCCAACCGTTCCAGTAGCACCAGTTCTGAATCCATCCGAAGCAAAAAAGACACCGCAACCATCGGCAACATCTTCTCCAATGGAAGAAGGAAAGGTTTCGCAAGCACCAGTAATGAATCCGATGGGACTCGCAGCGAATAGCATGAGCCAGCCATCGTTTGGTAATAGAAGTGGTTCTGGCGCATCCCAGACTGGCAATACAGAAAAACTCAGACAACAAAACTTAGCAAAGCGGATGGCTTAAATATTCGCAATAAACGAAAAACAATTAAGATTATGGCTGAACAAGACAAGAAAAAACCAACCGCATTGCAAGGCAAGGGAGAATTAACAAAAGGAGTCGTTGAATCAAACAACGTAGCTTTAGTTCCAAGCACGGATAAGTATCAACTTAAAGTCAAGGACAACAAGATTGAATCTGTTGCAGTGCAACCAAAGCCACAAATACCAGTTACTAAGCCTGCTGAATCTGGCGGCATCTCGTCGCGTCTTGGAGTGGACAACAGTAAAAGCTATCTGCCAAAAGAAAGAACTGACAAGGAAACATACGGGACTGGTGTTACAACAAATCCATCTCCTTTCGTAAACAAATCATCATCTTTTTTATCTGAAAAGCCTAGCGTTGCAACAAACGCAAGCTCGTCAGGATCGCAATTGAAAGTTGTCGGAGACAGGGTCACTGCTTATGAGCCAAAATCGCCAAAGCCAACGCCAGTAGCCGCATCTACACCAGCACCTGAAGCCGCAAAAACAGAAACTCCTGCGACTGATATAAAACCTGTTATTGTTAAGCCAAAGCCTGCAAAAGCTCCTGTAAAGCAGCCAGATAGAATTGTCACCGATGAAGACATGAGTAAAAAAGGATACACTCTTGTCGGCTACAAAGGGGCAGTAGCAGGATCAAACGAAAATACAGGAAAAATTTGGAGAAAAGGACCAGAGATGACTGCTCTAAATCAGTCCGCTGCACGCAAGACCGATGAGAACATCGTAAAATCAAAGACGTTCCAGCAAATGGCTCAGAAAGACAAAGGTTATCAGGCTGGCTACGTAGGTGCTGGAGGAAACTTGGAATCGCTGCGTGAAAAAGTCGCGTTGCAAACTGAAACAAAAAAAGCAACCGCAGACGAACTCAAAAAAAATCCTGACATGCGCAGCTCCAGAATTGTGCAAACAGGAGGAGAGGCAGACAAAGCATACAGACAATATGAAAAAAATGTAAAAACTGTAGAAGCGGAAAGGAAAAAAGAAAGAGAGAATCCAGCTACAATGACTGGCGGCTATTGGTCATCGTCTAGAGCAAAAGCAGAAATGGCAGCTCAAGAATACGAAAATAAATTCGCAGGAACAAAAGGAATGCAGCCGGGACAAGTTGCTGAAATTAACAATAATGCACGCACAATGGGTCGTGTAGCAGCGGAAGAACGTGGATATACTAAGCGACAAGCAGCTCCTCCAGTGCAAATGTATAACACAGATAGAGAACTGCAAAAAGCCTTACGAGCAGGGATGTCGCGCCGAGGTGAATTACCTGTAAAAAAAGCATTAAAAAAATCTAAGTAATATAACACACACTGTAATAAAAGATGTCAGAACCAGCATTTCAAGACGCATCAGCCAGTAGCAGAGAACAATTAACCGAATCCATTTCCAGCGGAATCGAAAGACAACGCCGCATGGTTCGCAGTATTTTTGAGGAGGATCAAAGAGACCAGAGATCTGCCTTGACCGCTGCAAATACATACCAAGATCAGCAGCAGCGTCAGAGTAATTCCGCGCTGATGGATCAGATGAAAGCTGAGGATGCTGATGCATACTCGTATCTTGATTCTCAGGGGAATCTCTTGAGTGCTTTGACAGATGAGCAAAGGTCTCGTCTTGAACGCGACAAGCAAGTCGAGCTTCAGCAAAAGCAAAAGCAGGAAGCGGCAGAATTTCGGATGAGGGATCTGGAACGGGAGATGAAGTCGTTAGACGACTTGAAACTCAAGGATAGTGACAGAGAGGAGCAGGCAAAAAAACTTGAGCAAAAGCGTCAAGGATTGTCTATGTATGAGCAAGACATCAGGGACGGCAGAGCAAAATACGACGATGTCCGTGAGACCATGGATGCTCTTCGCAAGGAAGCTGACTCTTACAGCGCAGCAATCGCAAGAGACGATGAATACCGCAATCAATACAATCTTCTCGAGGAAGAAAAGCGCAAGCAAGAAGACATCAAGGCTAACAAGCCGGAAGATATTAACACGGTCGTTCCGACTGACCCTGATGAACGCAAAGCATACATCGAGTCATACAATACGCGAGTCACTCGGCTGAATAACGCCCAGAAATTAATTAACGAAAACTCTAAAGCGCAACAAGACCTGTATCAACAAGAAGTTGCAGAACTTAACAAGCAATATCAAGCAAGACTTGGTCTTGGATTGTCGCCATCCGGAATCGAAGAGCAAAAAAGATTATACGGAGAAAAAATTGCAGAGGCTAACAAGAAGTTCCTTCAGAACAGGTTTGAATACGACCAAAATATCAAGCGCATCGCTGATGAAGGCAGGGAGATTAACATCCTAGCACCATACGTTGGAAACGCGATAACAGCTCATAATACTTGGATTGATGAAGAAAATAAATTAGCCGAACAAAGAAGAGAAGAAGGCATCAAAGCAATGCTTGATGCTAATACCCAGAACATGGCTGACATCTCGATGGTGAGCAAGGAAGCCGCAGCCATTCTAAAAGCAAATGATGATATATTCAGAAACCCACTCCCTCCAGAGGCAACAAAAGAGCAGATAGAACAAAGAGCAAAGCAGGTTTACGACAATGAAAAAGCCGCGCAAAACTTGTATCAACAAGAAGTAGAGAAGCAGCAAAAAGTAAACGCAGAAATTGCCAGTGTTCTTGAAAATGCTCACACGAAAGAATACTTTCAAGAGCTTGCAAAAAAAGGATACAAGTATGAGAAATCAAGTGATAATGCTGGCGCGAGCAAATTCTTGATGCCAACTGGAAGATCGGCATCTAATATGAAGCCACTTCCAGACACGGAGAGTGTTCTGCAAAATTTATGGAATCCGATCGTTAATGCAGCTTCTAATCTAGAAGAGACTAAAGATACGGAAATAAAAAGATTGGCTCGCACGATTTCCGGCAAGACCCATCAATCTAATGCTACGATCAGTGCGTTACAGCTTAGATATACTGATGAGCAGATACAAACAGCTCTCAATGAAATCATGCTGGAAAACAAAGAGTGGGAGGACGGAGAAAAGTCCAGAACACTATGGGGCGGAAACGTCTTCATCAATCCAAGCCTTAACATTGTAGACAGAGATATCTATCGTGGTGCTGTAGAATCATCTACCGCACCTCAATACATGAAGCAATACCTCCTGTCCGATGAGGGCATGAACAAAATGAGGGAGGGATATGCATTACAAAGGATAGCTGATAATGAGTTATATTTGATGTCTGGTGGTCCATTGGCTCAAGAGGCAAGAAATATTCCATCGTTTTCGGTATGGCAAAAGCAGTATTACCAAGGAAAGACTGACCAAACTTCTTTGCCTGATCAATTTGAGCAATATCAAAAGCATTACGGACCCGGAAATAGAAGCGGTCTTGTAAACGTTATAGACACCCTTAATAGACCACAGCAAGCACTCAATTACGGAGGAGCCAAAGCTGCTGGAGCCATAGCAGGCATTGCTACATTAGCAGAAATACCCGGAGCATTAAGCGTAGCGGAAAATTTGCAAAAGTATCAAGATGCAAACAAGAGCATGCGTGCCAACGCAATGGGTGGAAAGATACCATATCTTACTCCTGTCGCAGATACCATTTTAGAAGAAGCACCATCACTAGCTTTAACACTGGCTCCGGGAGTCGGGGCGGCTGGAGCTACAAGCAGCGTCTTACAACAGGCTGTAAAGTATGGCGGAGCAGCAGTAGCTAAAACTGCCGCCAAATACGCAACTGTTGCAACACGAGCTGGCGGACTTTTGGGATCGGCAGTAGGAGGAGGCATGCAATCCGCTGGATTGTCTTGGCATCAATATTACCAAGAAGCCTACCAAGCCAAAAAGAAAGAGCTTGGTCGCGATCTGACAGAAGAAGAAAAAAATGAGCTGGTAGCCAGTGATGACGTTAGAGGGAAAGCAATGGTGGCTGGAGTGATCACGACAGGTATAATGCTTGCCTTTGGTGCTAGTGGCGCAACAATAGAAAGTGCTGCCCTAAGAAGTCTTTCCGGAAAGCCCATCGCCAATTACACGATCAGAGATCTTGTCAGATCGTTTGGAGGCAAATACACGGCTAAAGAAATCCTAAGCAGGACATGGAAAGCTATTGGTTCAGTAGCAAAACCAGCGTTAGGAGAATACGGTGAAGAGTTTTCTGACGAATTCCTGCAAACCGTAACACTAAATGAAAACGCAAGCATTCAAGACGCATTAGCCGCTGGCTTGGAAGCTGGTAAGGCTGGATTAATATTAGGCGGAGCATTTGCCTCTGTAGCTAGCGCAAGCCAAACAGGAATCAAAAGCGTAGACGCTACCAATGTTGAGTCGGTAATGAACGCTCTCAGAGAGTCTACTGGCACAAACTACCAACAAGCCGAGGTTGAATCTGGATTGCAGTTGGTGAATTACCAGCCCGGTCGCGGAGCCGTAGATAGCAATGTAGCAATCGATAGGTTGCAAGTTGCAATCGACACAAATAACGACCTCAACAAGCGTTTTAACGCAGCGCAGACAAATTTAGAACAAGCAACGGTAGCCGGAGATAAAGCTGGGATACAAAATGCAAAGCAACAGATTCAAGACATCAATCAAGCTCGTGCTATCATCAAAATAGCCAATGGCTACCAACTCGCTGACTTGACTCGGTCTGAGCAAACAGCATTCAAAGCAAACCTCTTGGATGGATCAGCAGCATACACACAAGACGCAAACGGCAACATCATCATCAGCGATAGCGCGATCAGTATGGTGGCTCGCCTAAGCCCATCCGCAGCAAGCAAGCTGATCGGATTGAGCGAAGCTGGCAGGATGGAGCAGATCAAGCAGCAAGAGGCAGCAGCGGCAGCAGCAGGAACTACTGCACAAGCCCCAGCCACGACGACACAAGCTCCGGTAGCCACGACCACTCAAGCTACTGCCGCAACGACACAGGCTCCAGTAGCAACACAGGCTCCGGCTAATGCGACTGCTCCTCAGCCTTTCACTCGTAAAGGAGGAGAAGGATTTGCCACTGAAAAAGGCGCAAAGGCAGCACTTACCCGAGCAAAGCTAAACCCAGCCAATTACGACATCATCCCAAACCCAGCAGGGACAGGATTCATCGCAATGCCAAAAGCGCAAGCCGCAACAGCACAAGCTGGAACAGCTCCCGCCGGAGGGAATATTACGTTCAGAACGAACGTGAGAACCGCTACCGGAGCAATGCGACCAATCGCTGTAGAGGCGAAGAACGCACAAGAAGCGCAGCAGTTGATCATGAGTCAATTGCAAGCAGGCGAAACCTTGCCAGCGGATCTGACTCAACAATTGCAGTCAACAGAGGCATCAGCGCAAGCACCAGCCACTAACACTCAGTTCCAAGGAGCTGGCAATGTCAGTCCGAACGTAAACGTATCAGGAATAGAGCAAGCTGTCGGGTCCATGTTTACCAGTGTTCAGGAGGCTACTCCTGATCAGGTTGCAACTATGAGCGGAGACTACGCGATCGATGCCAATGGTGGTCTCGTATTGCGTCCGGGTCTAAGCCATAAAAAGCAACGCAAAGCAGTCATTGACTCGTTGACAGAAAGAGCTTCACAGAAGTCTCTGACAGAGCAAGAGGCAGGAGTCCTATACAGAAGCCTTCCTCCGGACTTGCGCCTTCTCGTAAAGAAGCAGGCAAAGAAAAAGCTTGGAACAGACATCACCGATAACCAAGTTGCACAGTATATGGTGGCAAACCTGTTGAAAGACAAGGTGCTATCATCATCTCTAGCTAAAGCACTCAGGGGTGGCGACCGCAAGCTGATATCGTCAGCACTTAAATTCCTGCGCAAATTTGTAAACAACATCAGGACTTTGATGCAGGGAGCTGACAGAACAGCTCAAGAAGAGTTGCAACAAGTCGAGAAATACGCCTTGGCATTACTCAAGGAAGCCACATCGGCGGAAGCCTTGCTCAAGCTTGGCATTGTCCTCCCAGAGACCCGCATTGATACCACCGAGAAAGCAACACTGCCAGCAAACATCATCCCGATGAGGGGTGGGTTCAAGGTTATCCTGCCCACGCAAGTCAAAAACAGCAAAGGTCAGATCGAAAATGAATTTGTTACGGTAAAGACGGTGCAAGAGGCACTTCAGATCAACGCAACAAAATACAAAAAACGCTTTGCATACGAAGCTCGACAAGCATCAGCAAGAGCTGTTATTGCAGGCAAAAAAACAAGGGAGGACGTTGATGCGGAAATCACTGCTATTGACCGCTTGGTTTCTGTTGTATCAAACCGTCTTGGAATCAACTCTGATTCAATGTATGCAATGGTTCGCACCAGCTTCATTGGAGCTAAAGAAAACGCTATAGCTAATGCGCTAGCCACTTCTCTTGATCAAGCAGACACGCAAGGAGTCAATGTCGCAAACAAGAGCTTAATCGTTGAGACAATTGCAAAACTGAATCGCGCAGGCGAAGAGTTATTGAGTAGAAATTCAATACCTGAAGCAGCAAAAAAATCACTGCTGGCAAACAAGGCTGCTACAGCATTTACAGAGCTTGTCGCCAATGGTGATGCTACAGCTTTGGCTGCGGCTCGAGCAATGAATGGCAAAATCAATTTCTTGAATGCATTTGGAAACGAGGCATCAAAAGAAATCGTGGTTCAGCTCAATGATCTTCTTGCTCAAAAAGTCAAAATAACAGAGCAGATCGGACAGATTGAGATAGAGGCTAAATCCGCTGGTCAACAATCATTAAACGCAGAGCAAGCAACAGCAAGGACTCAGGCACGAACTGAACTGAAAAACGTAGACTCAAAGATTGATGACCTGCTCTATGAGGTAAATAAGCAATACAGGATCCAATTAGATCAGGAATCAAAATTCTCCGGCTACAATGTTCCACTTGTGGACAAGATCGGAAACATCGTTGCTTCATCCATTGGTCTCAATGATCAATCGACGGCATCGACAATGATGCACGAATTCACTCACGTTCTGCAATCACTGCAAGATCCCAATACTGGCAAACCAATCTTGGAAGTAGCACTGGGAGAAGCAGGCGTTGCTGCCATGAAAAAATGGATCAGCAAGAACTACCCTAATGCCGCAGAAGGCAGCTACGAATACAACGAGGCAATGGCTGAGGGCATGGAAGCATACCTCAAGCAAGGAGGTCTTATTGTCGATGCAGACCCAGCTGTCAGCAAAGCGTTTGCACAGCTTGCGGCATCGATCGGCAGGGTTCACGCATCAGCCAAAAAAATGCCCGGATACAATATCGATCGCGATGCAATAGCATTGTTTGATCAGTTGTTCACAATCGCTCCAGTCATGGATGCTTCAGTGCAAGCCAGAAACGGAGCGATATACCAGATGCAGGAAAAGATCATAAAAAACACTCAAGTTCTCGCTGGATACATCGTTCCTCCATCTATGGGAGGAAACGCTCAAGTCGGATTTAGCAATAAAAAAGCAGCAGAGCAACTAGCTCAAAAAATGAGCAACAACGCTGTGGCTTTTGAGCATCAAGGAAAATACTACGCTGGACGACCATACCCAAGAAACACAAACGCCAGACTTGACAACAATAACGCAGCACTACAAAGTAATCGCAATGAACAAGCAAACAACATCAGGTTCCAACAAGCCCCTTCGGACACGCAAGGAATCGATCAAGACGCGAAGTCAAAAATCCGCAGGGGAGAATTCCCTATTAGCCCTGCGCTCGCTAAGTGGCACAGACCTTCAACAGATACCACGGAACAAGGCGATATTCGCAAGCCCGGAAAATCAGAAATAGAGTATTCCAAGGCACTATTAGCGGCAAAAGCCGCTCACAGAAAAGGCGGAGCAGTGTCTCCAGTGTCCCCAGAGGACATGCTGGACACGGAAATGTATATGCTCGCCGATGGTCGTGGAGGTGTCGCAATCGATCGAGACGGAAACCTTTTTGCTGTATTCAAACACCCTGACAGCAAAGAGGACATGCGTGCGCTCCTCGAGGCATTGGGAACACATCACCCATACCTTAGCACTCTGGACTGCTACGACACCGGAGGATACTTGCCAACCCTTTACCATCGCACGATGGGATTTGTGCCTGTATCCAAAGTTGCTTTCAATGCTGAGTTCGCCCCAGACGGCTACAATGCCGATGAACTTGGGACTCCAGACGTTCTCCTGATGGCACGTATGCGTGGCGAGCAATTGCGTAACAATGCATACGACAACTATCAAGACATTCAAAACTCCGTTCCCACGTTGGAAACTTGGGAGGAGGCATGGGCATACAGGGCTAACGCACTGAAAGGCATTGACGGTGTGCAGAACTTTATTGTTGACAACAACATGAGTGTCTACGAGAATGCTCTCGATGCCGCAAGATCTTACGAAGCCCAAATCCGATTCCAGCGTAATGCTCAAGGATCGCAAGCTAACTCCTTATCAACAGGAGATACTAGCACTCGCGCCGAAACAGGAGGACTTCAAGTCGGAAGAGGAATGGCTGGAAGCAAGGGATGGATTCCGAGCGAAGACAGCCCATATATTCCGACTGAAAAGCCGAAGTTAAAAGGTCTTCCTTCAAAGGTTAAAGTCAACGATCAGCTTATCGAATTCGGTCCATTTGAGACCGCACGAAAAGCGGCAGAAGACTACATGAAGTCCGCAGGGCTTCCGTATAACCCTCCAACGACATACGCAAAAGTTGACGAGGAAAGAGCGGCTCGCGTAGCTGATGCTTACGATGAGCTGAAACATGATCCTCAGAACCCTGAGGTCAAAGCTGCGTATCAAGCAATGATCGATGAGACATTGGCGCAGTATGAAGCACTGAAGAAGACAGGCATCAAGATCTTGCCGATGATGAACCCATCGGATTACTACGGAAATCCACGAGAGGCGATTCTGGATGTGGTCAAAAACAACCGCATGTATTTCTTCCGCACCGATGACGGATTTGGCTCGAGCGAACTGGATGTCTCAGACAATCCACTCCTTGCAGAAACCGGAGAAGTGATCAATGGTCACAAGATGCTCGTGAACGATGTTTTCCGAGTAGTTCATGATTACTTTGGTCACATCAAAGAAGGCGTTGGATTCCGAGCAGATGGAGAAGAAAACGCTTGGAGATCTCACAGCTCAATGTATTCACCTCTTGCAAGAAGGGCTATGACCTCAGAAACAAGGGGTCAAAATAGCTGGGTGAACTTTGGTCCACACGCTGAACACAACCGGACCGCTAGTCAGGAAGACACTATTTATGCTGATCAGAAAGTCGGTCTACTGCCGGAATGGGTCATGTATGATGGCGCATCTGACAGTCCTTCTCAGGTTCAATTCCAATCGCAGTCAGCAAAAAGCCTCGGAACATCGAACAACTTCAAGCAATATTTCGATGGCAAGTTCCGCAAGGCATTCCGATACATCGGAGTGGATGTTGCAACTCTTCCAACAGGTTATACTGCAAAACTCGAAATTGACAGTCAGCAGGGAGCGCAGGTTAAGTTCAACACCAATGACATGAGTTCATACAGCATCGAGGAAGTCGATGCGATCATCCGAGAGGAGATGATTCATGCAGCAAGCTGGTCGGTCATAACCGAGAACGAGTCGAAGCCGTATGCTAAATATCAGGCATACGTTGACTATCATCAACAGCTTTACGACATGATGTCTCCGGCTGAAATTGCAGCCGTCAAGAAGGTCTACAATGGTGCTGAGTCTAAATACGCTATTGCCGCTGAGTTCAAACGCATTTCCATCCAGAACATGCTGTATGGCAATATCACCGAGCTTACTGGCAAAAAGCCAACATCGAAAGCTTACCAGAAAATCGTAAGTCTGCTTAAAGATCTGATCAGCTATTTCAGCGCAAAACTGAAAGGTGCTGATCAAGAGCAGAAGCGCATCTTCAGAGAGACTGTCGATCTGGTCAAAGACGTTGAGCGCAGCTTCATCAAGGATAAATCCGGAATCCAATTCCAGAGCAATACTAAGGCGTTTAAGGACATGGTTGCTAAAAAAATGCACCAGCCCAAAAAGTCTATGAAGCTGACAGAGGCTCAGGAAAACATGGAGATTAGACTTCTTACCCCAGAATACTACAGTTATGTAAAGCCAGAAGCCGGAAAATTCACCAAGCTAACAGATGAAAACTCTGGATATTTAAGCGATGAATACTCGTTCATGTATTCTAGCAAGGAAAACACTTTCGGGCTGCATTACGATACAGATTTTGATACATGGATAGCAACTCCGCTCAATAATTTTGGAGTTCCAAATATCAGCTTTGGTAAGCCATTTGGATACGGCAAAGGATACATATACAATACATACTTTGAGCTGGATAGCGCAGAAGTGGTAGATGTTGCCGCAGAACTCAACGAATACGATCCAGATAACTACACGACAAGACTACTGCCTAACCATCCTGATTACAATGCAGGTAGCAATGTGCAACTCCAAAGCAACTTGCAAGATGGTGAATCAATTGAGCAAGATACCAAAGCAAGAGTTAAGCCGGGCAAGCGAGTCGGATCAAGTAACCCAACTGCGAAAAGATCTACCGGAAAAGGATATGACGGAGAACACAATATCAGTCTTACAAGATTGCGCGAAGTCAATCCTCTGGCGTATCGCAAGAATGCACTTTTGCTCTCCGAGTATTCAGTCTTAGGCGATATTAGCAACAGGTCGTTCCGTCAGGTTAGATCATTGTTGATAGAAGCCAGAAATGCTGAATTTGAAGTAGACGATGCTCGCAAGGTCAACAACGCAGCTAGGGAAAATGTCAAAAAAGCAATCCAAGCAAGGATGCTGGAAGCTGCAAAAGCAAAAGGAATCAAAAAGCAATTAGCTCCGAAAGCAAAAGCGGCAGACGTTGATAACGCCATCAAGTCATCACCAAAAGGCATGAGCGCACTTGTTGTTGCAGCAAGGAAGGCACAAAAGGATCTCGATAAGGCATTAGCTAAAAAGAAGCAGAAAAGAGATATTGCTGATGACAAGCTCGCCGAGATCGAAAAAAACATCAAAGCATTTACAGTAAATGATGCTGAAGTTGTCTACAATGCCTACGTTGATGCCACAGAGTCAAATCTACTAGAGTTGATCAACCTTATGCCCGGATACGTCAGAACCGTGGCGAAGTTATGGTATGACGGAGCAAACATCATCGCCAACAAATTTGCCGATGCATATGGAATAAGCAGAGAGCAAGCCGCAGCGATTCTAGCTGTATTCAGTCCTCAAAAAGACTGGTTCCAGAACGTATCGCTCGCCGAAAGAATGATGGACACTTGGGTCAACAAGCAGGACTTCGTATGGACAGCAGAAATGTCCAAGCGGTTCATCATGCGTGCTGGCGAGCCTCAGCCAAAAATGGAAAGAGCTGATGATGGAACGATGACTGAAAAAACAGATCCAGATCTTGAATCTGAGTTTAATCCAGAAGGGTTTATCTATGAAAACAATGCTAGACCAATTGGAATTAATCCTGATGGCACACGCATTTGGGAGAACTTTGACAAGGCGCAAGCCATTAGAAACATAGCAATGGCAAAAGCATTCAATGCTAAAGCAGAAGGCAAGATGTCATTGCGTCAAATGGAAGGGGTTGAGCAGGCTTGGTTCATTCGTATGTATTCAGAGGTTTACCACAGTCCTAACTATGCTGTTGTTGGACCAGACGGAAGCTTTGGCGATTTTGCCATGAACAAAAAAGGTGACAAGAAGTTGCCAGTTGGATGGGGTGGATACTCGGTAACGATAAAGGCGATCGAGATCATGAAATCCAGTCCAGCCGAGCAACAAAAGATCATATCTGATCAGCTTGGCACGCAACACAAAGTTCGCAGCTTCTACAACAACATCGTAGATCCGTCTTCAGCCAGAAATCTTGATGGAGTCAACAGGATATACGGTGACGTGACTATGGATACCCACGCAATCGCAGCATTGCTATGGTTGCCGCTTTCCGGTGCTTCACGCGAAGTTTCTCAGAACTTCGGATCTGGCAATACAAAGAACGATTCAACAGCAGGGATCAAAGGAACTTACGCCGCAAACGCCGAGGCTTACATTAGAGCTGCCGAGAAATTCGGCTTGCTTCCTCGCGAGGTCCAGAGTATCACATGGGAGGCAGTAAGGATGCTTTTCCCTGCTAATTTCAAGTCGAATTCGGAAAATGTAAAAGCAACACGTAAAATTTGGAACGATTACAGCAATGGAAAAATCACAGCAAAACAGGCAAGAGAGCAAATCTGGGAACTCAGCCCAGCGGCAAAAAACAGCAATAACGAAAGAAGATCTCTTGAAGAAGCAAAAGCAGATGCTGAAGGAGTCGGAATCCCGCAATGGTGGAAGGCAGTTGTTCAAGAGCGCGGAGTATATGCTGAATCAAGGGCATCCAATGACCAAATACTCGTTTCTGAGAGCGGAGGGACTGGGGGGCTTGGAGGTCGAGACGGTGATGGAGGACTTGGAACTGTTTATACAGGAGGAGATCGTTCCGGACTATTTTCAATACCTTCCGGACGAGGAGGAATACGAGGAGGAGGAAGACGAGGAGGAGATGGATTAGAATCTGATCCTAACGTCCAATTCCAAGGCGCAGCGAGACCTGAAACGATCTTGCAAAGCGGCAAGAGACCTCCTAGGACATACACTGTAACCACAAGTGGCGATCAGGTTACTGTAGAGCAGCTTCAATCAGAGTATGATCAAGCATCGCCTGAAGAGAAAAAGTCACTTCTTGCAGATATTCTCAAGTTTGCGCTTGAAAGAGCTGAGATGCTACTTGCTGCCAAAGAAAGAAAGGCTAGACCACGCATAACAGGCAAAGCCAATCTATTGGTGCGCATAGCAAGAGAAGCCGCTGCTGGACGGATTCCAGCAAGGGTTTCAAAAGAAGTGATCGGATTTGTCAACAGCATCAGCGATTACTTCCTCGATGACGTTGCAATGTCCATGACGGTAAAGCCTGTAAATAGCTCTTACAACTTCACAGAAAACTTGATTAAGATGAGCTTTAGCCAGCTCAATCAACAAAGTGAAACAGAGCAATCAAAAACCTACACACATGAGTTCTGGCACAGCTTATCGCGGTATTTGCCACAAAAGGAATATAACAAGATGCTCGCGGATTACCGAGAGCAAGTAAGCGAATACGTTGGGAACAATCCATGGTATTACGCTTTTGTTGGCAGAATGAAAATGACGGAGGAGGAGTATTTAGACTATGCTGAGTTTTACCCAGATAAAGCTGCGCAATATCTAATACCAACTGTCGATCCAAAAACTGGAGATAAAACATACACCATCAACTACTCCTTGGACAATTACAGATACTCAATGTTCGACGAGTGGTTCGCTGAGGAGATGATGGACCTTGTGCGCAGTAAGATTGACTTGGAATCCACCAAGCCAAAGAACGTGATGCAATGGATGGGTCGCACATTAAAGTCTTTTGAAAATTGGATGATTCGCAAACTCGGATTAAATCCATACGAAGACTTCTACAATATGGTCAAAGATCCTAGCCTAAGGCTGGCGAATTTAAGACCAAATACGCGATTATTGCCAGCAGGGAGGAAATACAGACCGAATAGAACGCAACAGATAGGCAATCAAACTGTAACTGTTCCTCTTTATGGCAAAGAGCTAATGGACAATGTTGACATATATCGACCATTTGCACCGGACCCATTACAACTCTACAACGTGCAATT